CTTTTCTAGCTGCAGCCATTGCTTTAAAAGTACGGGCTAATGCTTTACGTTTTGGTGTACAAGTTGGTTTTGACATTGGAGTACAAAAACCTTTATGTTTTGGATTAACAGCATCCTGTATCCAATTCTTATCTTTTACTGATCCACCTTTTTTATATTTGGTTTCTCCACGGTTTGTCTTAATTATTTGACTAAGACTAGTATCTCCAGTTGCCATGACTATTTCTTTTTAATGGAACCACCCATCTTTTTGATAACTCCGCGACCTTTAAGAATATCAGCTTTAGTAACTTTACCATCTTTGTTTAAATCTGGAAAACCACCTTTAGCAAATTTATTTCTTGCAGGTTCTCTTTGACCAACTTTAGCATAACCACCATCAACACCAGTTACTTTACCAGTTCTTGGAGAACGTTGTACAGCTACACTTGCACCAAATTTAGCTTTAGTTATACCACCAGTTTTAAAACCTGCTTTACTATAACCTCCTTTTTTCTGCATTTCTTTTACTGTACTTTTATCACGGGCCTCTTTTGCATTCTTAGCTCTATGAATAGCCATATCAGCATCAAGTGTTTTTTGTTGATTAACAGTTCTATTTGCAGCACCTGTTGCACTTTCTTTTATTTTAATTCCTGTAGCAGCAATACGTGTATTGAGTTTATCAACTAAACCTAAGCTATTATTTTTTTGCTGTTGGCCTTTATATTTCATTGCCTGACCTTTAGCTTTCATAGCAACACCCTTAGCTTTTTTAGCTGTACCTTCTTTTTTAAGTTGAGTGCTACTTTTACTAGTAGTTTTAATAGAACCACCATCTTTAAGAACACGTCCTTGTTCAGTACGTGGGTTATTACCATACTTAGGCATACCAACAATTTCTGCTGAACCTCCTTTTTGCATTTTCTTTACTTTTGTGGCACCACCACATTGCATACATTTTGCCATGATATATAAGTTTTAACAATTCCATTTTCTTAGTGAAAGAGCCTTTCTTGTAGGTCTTCCTTTTTCATCCTTCATAGGTCCAGGCATACCTGACATCCTAGCACAGAATGATTTTCTTCTATTGGCATCTTTACTACCAGGTTTAAGTTTTGATGGTTTAGTAGTAACAGCTGTCTTAAGTTTACTGCCTGGGTTTGCTGCCCTATAGGAAGCTACTCCTTTAGCATTTAATCCACCGGTTTTATTCTTACCTTCTGATCTTGTCCAAGCTGGTGTCTTTGCCATGACTATTTCTTTTTAGTTTTGATACTACCTCCTTTTTTTCTTTCAGTTAGATTGATTACACGGTTTTGAGTTTTAGCTGCTCTACCTAAAAGTCTATCAGCTTTTTTTTCTCTACCTTCATCAACAGCCTTGTAACCTTTTTTTACAAGTCTATTTTCTTTTTGTGTTAATCTTTTTACTTTATCCATTACACATAAGTTTAGTCATTACACATTTTTAACTCTTCTTCCCATTCCTACTTTAGACTTCTCAGCTTTCTTTGAAGCCAATTTAGAAGGGGATAATTCATACTTTGTTTTTGGTGTATCCTTAGATACTTTTCTTGTTGGCCGGCAGTATTCATTTTTACCACCGGCTCCACAAGCTTTTCCTGATTTAGTATCTTGCCATTTTTCTGCTTGCCATCTTTTAAGATCTGAACCAGCTTTTGTTTTTCTAACTTTACCTGAACCTTTACGGCATTTGGCAATAGCTTGAGAAGCTCTAGCTGAAGGAAACACAGCATACTGTGCTTTCACTTTTGAATAACAAGCATCTTTAGGCATTACTATTTTTTCATTTTAGTAAGTGACATACCATATTTTGCTTTTGGTGTTGCAGTTTTAGGAGCAACTGATGTACCACCAGAACGTCCTTTAGCAACACTAGAGGCACTAGCTTTTGGATTTACTCCAGACATAACACCTTTTGATCCTGCAACGGCTTGTCTTTTAACATCAGCATTAGGGTTAACCATACCACCAGTTTTGTAACCAAGCATTTTCTTAATACCAGATTTTGCTCCAGCATACATAGATCCTTTACCAGTATAATTAGGGTATCTTTTTTGAATAGCATCATCAACACTTTTTGCTTTTCTACCAACAGCTTTATAAGTTTGGTATTCAGGAGTTGCTTTAACAATAGTTTTTGCTACAGATTTTGCAGACTTAGCTGAATTAGCTATTCCTTTTTTAACTCCTTTAGCAACTTGTTTTACACCAGATTTTACATCTGACATTCCACCTTTTTGCATTTTTTTAGCATTTGGACTTTTATATTTTTCTGCCCATTTAGATGTATCTGGTTTATTACTTTCCGTAGGTGGGATATAACCTGATCCTTTCTTTCTAACATACTTCATTGTTTTTCTAGTAGATACAGGTTTTTGACCCATTGCTTTTTGCATGGCCTCAACGGGTCCACCTTTTTGAGCAATCATTGGTTTTGACACTGGTCTACTTGGACCTGTCATTTTAATCTTGCTATCAACATATCTTTTTGAAGAAGACTTTGTAGTTGATACAGGACGTTTTATAGCACCACCTTTTTGCATTTCATTCATTCCACCACTCATTCTATTTCCACCAGTTCTGGTGTCTTTAACAGCATTTACTACATCAGCTGCAGAACCTGCAACTTTAGCAACATTGCCTGTAATGGTAGCTGCTTTTTGATAGGCAGAAGGTTCAGTACCAGCTTTGATACGTTCTGTTTTTGCATTGATCTTAGCAAGTTTCTGATCTTGCTTTGCAGATTTTTTAAGCTCCTTAAAGGAAGATGTTCCTCCCTCCTGATACTTATTTTTTTTTGTTGCCATTTTATTTTAAATTTAAGAATTCCAATACTTCTCACAGGCAATGTTTAAATCCTTAAGTACATCCTCATTTAAAGGATTTTTCAAGTGTTCTATTACATCAGACACATTTCTTCCAAGCATTGCTCCAGTTTTTGTGTGATAGATATAACCATCTGCCTTACTTATAATATACTTAAAAAATACGGAATCTCTAACAATTGATTTAATTTTTAGTGTTTCCATATCTAAATTTGTTGCATCAATGAAAGTTTTTGCTGCTCTTTCTTTGTTGCTTTCACCACCTTCTCCATTGATATAGATATCCATGTTCTCATAGATAACATCATTTGGAGTTGATTTTCTATACTGTGTACTATTGATATCCACCACTTTAGCAATGTAGAATAACTTAGTACTGTTTTTGTCAAATAATTTCTGAAGTTCAGCCAATGCTTTGTTACGCATTTTCTTGTATTCAGTTCTTACCATTACTGTTTCCTCAGCTTTATCTAAGTAAAACTTAGGTGGTACAGCTTTTGATCTTGCATCATCATAACTTTTTGCAACTATTGAAAACCCTCCGGCCTCAATTGCAAACAGTTTGATTCTATCATATGGATCATTTGGGTCTAAGTATGTAGGCTCATTACCACATGATACACTTATTTTATTCCAGAACTCAGCATTGTCAGGTTTTAACAACTTGACTTTATTCCAAAACTGTGAATCATCAATTTCAATAACATTTGCAGCTAATTCTTTCTCTAGCTCAATAATTGCTTCTCTTAATTGTTTTACTTTAGCTTCTCTATCTTCTTGATTTAAAAGTCTAATTTCTGGAGCAAATTCATTAAGACCTGTTACGTATCTTACTACTCCATTGTTTTCTAGACAAGCTAGTTGTTCATTATGTGTTACTCCGTCAAACAGAGATAAACCATAAGTTTCAAGACCCATGTTTGATGCATTAGCATCAAAGTAAGGACGGATGGCAATTGCAGTTTTCTTAACTGTTCCTTTGCCTGTTTCTACCATTGTGAATTGTGCTTCCATTTTTTTGTTGGTTTTTATTTTTTGTTGGTTTATATAATAAAAAGAGAGAGTATCATTGATGACACTCTCTCTAGTTTTTAAGTATTAGAATGATCCACCAGTGATTGGGTTTCTCATAACAATTTTCAAGACTTTAGTTGGATCTTTAACCCAAATAGCTGGCATTGTTTGAGACATCATTACACGGTATCCATTGAATTGTCCAGAAGATTGGAACCCTTGAGTTCTACCCATGTAATCCATTGTACCATTTTGATACCACCATTTCAATTGATTATCCCAAGACAATTTCAACAAGAAGATGTTGTCATTTGTGTTATCTGTGATATCAAAGATAATGAATGAGTAAGAAGATAATGGGAAACCATCAATGATTGGGTTCTCAATATCATTTGTGTGGATGTTATCAAATGCAGGATTCAATACAAATTTCACGTTAGCCAAGAATGGAATAACATAAGAAGTGTAAGCAAATCCAAAGTTCAAGTCCATACCTTTACCAGTGATTGCACCAATATCTGCAGCTTGAATCAAAAGACCAGAAGATACTGCTTCTCTTTTGATAGCTTCATTTACCATACGCATACCACCCATACCAGTTTGAACAACTAAGCTACGCTTAGGATCTGGACCTTGGAACTCAACTTTACCATTGAAGAAGTTGTAGATTTCTCCACGGAACAAATCCAATGTAAAGTTATTCTTATTGTATACTCTTTTGAAAGAGTTATCCAATTGTTTCCAAAGACCCACTGACATTCTGATATCATCTGGCCCATCTTGCTTAACACGTCCACCGTGACCCCACATAAGGTAAGTCTCAATATCTGTAGCAATTTTAGACAAGTGAGCAGATTCCATATTTGTCAAGAATGATCTAGAAAGATCTCCATTGTCAAATGCTTTCTTCACTTTGTCTTTACCCATAACTTTCACCATGTCTTCCAAAGAAGTAACAGATGGATCAATGTTTTTGTCAAATGTTCTCCAGATCTCAGTTACAGGAACTGTACCATCTGCATTCATTCCACCTTTAATCATCAAGTCAGCACGAGATGAGATAGAATAATGTACGTGAGCTTCAGCACCTCCTACATAGTTGTAGAATTCACGGAAACCTGTTTTAGTGATGATGTCAGAGAATCTCTCACCATACTCACCTCTAGCAGAACCTTTACGGAAAACTTTAGTACCATTTGATAAGTACTTGTTCTCTAAGTATTTGTAGTTATCATTGTTCACTAATTGAACAGTATAGATGTAACCATCTCCAATTGGAAGAATGTCTTCATCTGTAATGTACATCTCACAACCATTGTATTTGTCATAAGTGATGATATCACCATGTCCAAATTCACGTCTGCTTAACTTGATGCGGAAAGTACTTCCATCAACACCTTTAAAAGTATTGTCTGGTTCAATATCCTCAACTACATAAGGAAGCTCATTAGATACAGGTGTCTGCCACTTGTACTCTCCACGAGCATTATCAACCATAATTACATTCTTTCCACCGAAGCTAGACATTTGGTAAAGAGGCATTTCAACCTTCTGAGCCATAGCCCAAAGGTCCACTGGACCTAAATCCATTGGTTCTGCATCCTTCAACATGTTAACCAAGTGGTAGGAATCTACGTGTGAACTAGCATTGTAGTTGGTATCCCGTAGAAATATACCATTGTTTAAAACTGGAGTTGCCATTTTTATTTATTTATTTGTTTGTTACTAATTAAAATCTCTTGAACAGATTGTTATTCTGTCTAGGGATTGTTCTTTGAGGTTTGTTAGAAGGTCTTGTCTTGAAGTCATCATCATCTGTTTGACTTGATGATCCAAGTTTTCTAGCTTCCTCTGTTTTCAATTGTCTTACTACTTTTTCAGTAGCAGCTCTTCCTCCTTGATCTTTTACTTTACTTCTGTAGCCTTCTGGATCAGAAAGTAACCAAAGAGCTTCAGCAATTAAACCATGGTTTGGTTCCACAAACTGATACTTTTCAAGTAAGTGGCCAAGCAAGTTTGTTTGCTTTCCAGAGATTGATGGATAATTTGGTTGAACCAATCCTGAGTATAACACACTCTGTGTTTTTTTATCAAGCTTAATTCCTCCAACTTCTCCTGCAAGCAAAGTATTATATACACTATCAGTATATGCTCTAGCTTGTTTAGACTGCTGTTCTTTTTTATGCTCTTGCTCTGCTAACTGTCTTGCAACAATTTCTTCTTGCATTCTGTCTAGCTTTGGTTTGAACTGATTTGCTTTTTGACCAAGTTTGTTAAGATCTCTCCAATCATCAATCTCTGCTTCAATTTCCTCTGGAGTACCAAAGCCTGTTGCATAAAGATACTGTCTTGAAATCTCAGCTTGATCATACTCATCTTCTGGATCTAACTGACGCATCTCTTCTACTTGAGCAAGCGTTCTGAACAAACCTTTTAAGTCTTGACCTCCATCAGCAACATACTTTGCTGCCAATTGAAGTTCTTCTGGTAAAGCATTAAAGAACTCTTTTGGAGTATTCTCTTTAATCTTTGCAGCTCTTTCTTCAAAGTTTGCTTCAAACAATTCTCTAAAATCTTTAGTAGTGTAATCCTCTAATGCTTTATCATCATCAAAAGGAATTAGCTCACCTTCTTCAATCATTTTAGATGCTAATTCTAATAAACCTGACTTGTCAACTTTAGGTCTCCCTTTGTTGCCAGCTTCTTCTTCTTGTAAGATTAAGCCATCAAGCTCAGCAATAGTTTCATCAGCTTCTGCTTTCTTATCTGCAATCTCCTTCTTTTCAGCAGAAGTTGCAGGTTTTGTTTCAAGGAACGAGGTGTCAATATCATCTCCATGTGAGAATAATGACTTTGTTTTTTCTTCTTTACCATCTTCTGGAAGCATTACGTTTTCTGCTCCGGGTGCTCCAAATAAGGCATCAATATCTACTTCTCTTTGCTCTACCGTTGTAGAGTCTGATACCTGGTCATCAGGGTTATTATTGGTTTTTTCCATTACTGTTGGTTTTAATGATACACTATAATATACAAATAAATCTTTTAAATTTAAAGTACTATTTGTAATTTTTTTGCATTACATAGCTACATACTACTTCTTACTTTTATTATCCTTACCAGAATCATATTTATTCTTGTTTATTCTGGCAATTTCAATTTGTTTGTTTGCTATATCTTCTTGTACTTGAAGCTTTCTTTCTTCAATACCCATCTTCTGAGAATGTCTAAGATTTTCATCAGATTGCTTTTCTCTCTGTAACTCCATTTGACTTTGGTACTGTTCTGATTGTCTAATGTTTTTCATCTCATCTTGGTAATCTGATATCTCATTTTTATTGATATCTTGCATTGCACCAAATCCAGCAGATCTAATTTCAGCAACAGTGATGTTATTTGCAAGTTCTTTATCTTGTATCTCAGCCTCAGCTTGAAGTTTAGCCTGTAACTGTTTCTCTTGAGAAGCAAGTTGTTCTTGTTGCATTTGTTGTGCAGCTTGTTGCTCTTGTTGTTTCTGTTGTTGTATTTTAGCTTCAGACTCTTTAAGGACTGTATTAAGCTGTGCAATTGAATCTGACTGAACAATCTTACCAATGTCATAGATAGAAGCCCCTGTGGTGTTATTCTGCATAGCCATGGACTTTAATTGTTCTAGTACAGCTCTGTGGTTTGCAGTTGTTGTGCAGAATATATTAAGATCGCGCATTAGAAGATCTGTGCCATTGATCTGAAAGTTTACCTTTTCATCATCACCAGTAATATATGTTAGTCTACTAGATGGTTTTGTAGAATGATAATACTGAGCCAGGTCAGTTCTCATCTGATGTACTCTTGGCATTAGATAATCACAGTGCTGGATAAAGAATACTTCTGTTTGAGCATAAGATGCTGCGGCAGCTTGTTCTACACCAGTAGCTGTCATTTGTGACAACTGGGCTCCCATACGTTGTGGGTTTACTCCTATAACTTCATAAGCTTGTTGCTTAAAGTGATTAGCTAATTGTACTCTTGACATTAATCTTTCTGTCTGAGATAGATCTAGTTTTTGAAAATGTTGAAAGTTTAAGGCATTCTCTGTATTAGTGATACTTGTATCTAATGGAAGAATCTGGAAGTTCTTCATTGCCACATATGCATTAGCATAATTTCCTTTACCCCAATCTTCACCCAACGAGTGCTTTGGTAAAGTATTTTGGTCAAGCATAATAATAGTACCAAGTTCATCTACCAAGATATCAGCTATCTGATTGTTAACAATATTGTATCCAATCTGGTATGGCTTCATTAAATCAATTAATGCAGTAGACTTAGTATTTCTATCAGAAAAAACAGCTCCTTCTACAGGAAGCTTGCAACCATACAAAGTATTATCTCCTTTAAATTGAAACTTCAAAGAGCTAATGTGGTTCTTATCTATACCCACATAAATTGGAGAGAATCCACCAGGGTTATTCATACCCCAGAATGAAGGAATGTTTGGTCCAATTTTTACACCACCCCATACTTCATTGATCCATATCCAATCAATATGCTCACCATATACTAAATTATCTTTAGTTTTATTTTTAAAAAGTCTAGTATCATAAATTGGTTTTTCTTCAACTTTGTAGTCTTCAGTTATTACCTCATTGATAACTTCCCCGTTATCAGCTACTTTAGTTAAGTTACCAACTTTGCGTTGAGATTTCCAATATACTGTTGACACTCTTAATAAGTATGCTGTACCCTGGTCATAGTAATCTTCTCCTTCAGAAAGTATCTGATTGATAATATCTCCTTGGTTAATAACACTACCATTCATTGCTGAAGTATACTGTCTATATGCAAGAGAAGGCATCTGTGTATTCCACTCATGTGACTTTGTTCCATCATACATAGAACCATCATTTTGGATACCACCAATTGTATATCCTGCAGATCTAATTGGATAAACAGCTTCCAATGCTTCTAACTGCTCAGTTGTCATCTGATAACCATAACGGTCAATAACATCTGATGCAGTCATCATGTCTGTTTTACCAACCCATTGTGATTGGGAAATATATCTTGCATCTGGAGATTTGTGATAAAAAGTAATAGCTGGATTCCATAACTCTACTTCATAGTCATCCTCCATCATTCTAAAATGCCAGAATTCTCTATCTGTAATGAGCATGTCCCTGAAGCCTCTCTCTTCTAGTTCATCCATTTTAAATCTCTCAACATCTACTTTATGTTGGTGAGTAGCCCATTCTTCTACCATTGATCTATAATCCTTCTTAAAGAATTGCTCAATCTGTGGTAAAGTTTTAAGATTCTCCGGGCTTAATTGTTGTTGTGCTTCTTCAGATTCCGGATCAAGCCCTTGTTCTAATAAAGCTGCCGTAAGTTTAGTTTGTGCATCAGCCATAAGAACTTCTTCAACTGCAGCACGTTTTTGCTCCATCATCTCATTGTATGAGAATTCATCAACAGCCCTGTATGTTAGTTTAGTTGATCTCTTAGCAAATTCAGCTACTAGAACATTAATAACATTTGGTATGATTGGATAGAATCTTAATTCCAAAGCTGACTGATCTTCTTTAGTAAGAACATCAACAATATCTCTGTAGTCATTGTCTTCTTCAACAATATAATCTGATTTATCAATTACACCTTTAGCCAACTTATAATTTTTCATAAGTCTTCTGGCATTTCTTCTTATTTGCTTGAGCCCTTGCCACTCCACCCAGTCTAAATTCCAAGCTGCCCATTGCTGGTCTTTCTCAGCTTTTGGTAAAAACTGTAATGGTTGAGTAATACTACCAATTCTATTAGGTTTGGTTTTAGCCCCATCTTTGGCTTGCATTGCGTTAATTATCTGCATAACTCTTATTTAATATTTTTGAATGGTGATCTTTTAAAATTCTGACCATTTCCTAGCTGGCCTCTTCCCATATGACGGAAAGGGCTTCTATTTAATTTAAACAAATTATCTGACTTTTGCAAGTTTTTGGCCGCATCATCCATGATAACTCTCTTTGCATAACCTCTGTTAGCTTGTTGAATTCTCATGAAGGCAACCAATGCACAGAATGAAACCAAGCGGTCAACATTGACTCCATCTGAATATTCTCTCATTTCTTTAAGTAGCATAGGATCAGGAATCCTTTCAATACCATATTTGGTTCTAACAATAGTTCCATCAGGTTTTGTTTCTAAGTCTAATTCTTCTTTAGTGTATTCAATTGCATAACTTAATAAGTGAGCTTTAAATAACACACCTGTATTCTTCCAACCATATTCCTGGAATACATTGGCATTGGCACCAAGATCTTTCAAGAAAAGTATTTGACTCTTTGGTACTAGAAATCTTTGTTTCTTTCTGGAGATCATGTACTGTATAAAAAGAGAAATGTTATTCTCTATCACTGTCCATGCATTGTACCATTCTATAATTAGTTCTAGCTGTTGATGTGTTTTATTGATATCATCATATCTACCACACCAAGCTGCTACAATTTTATCTTGCTCAATGTATGTTTCTGTCTCAGTTCCGGAAACTTTAGTTACCTCTACTGGAGCTTTCATTATATAGATAGAACATAATGATTCTGATGTTGTTGTCTTACCCTCTGATACAGGGTCAATAGAAGCATAATACTGGCCAAATGTTGGATCTTTGATTGGTCTTTCCCATACAACCAGGCACCCGGTTTTATCTTCAGTCTTTTTAGATACTGGAAATTCACTAATAGGTCTTTTATTACTATTCTTTACACTTGGTCTTCCATTCTCATCTGTAGAGATATCTAAGAATTCATAAGGATATTCTTTATCCTCTATTCTTCTTTCCTGAGCTCCAATAAGGTGTGTAGGAAATACAGAGACTGTTCTGTTAGCAAAGGCTTCCTCAATATTTCTTGGATGCTGAGAAATTCTTAACTGGTATGTTTCCGGGTCTAATTCTTTTTTCCATTTATCAAATTGGTCATCCAAAGCCTTTAATGCTTCTTCTACAAGTGAATTACCAAAGTTATCTATGTATGGTGGCATAGACCATTGCTCAGGAATAAATAATCCAGATAGTCCTACAGTTTTATTCTTATCTAGTAAGTTAGACTCAACAGCATAGATATCATTATCTGCAGGATGTAATATCATTTTTCTTAATGGTTCACATTGCGACAAGTCACCCACAGAACCAGCAGCTATAAACATTCCTGTAGTGATCAAACCAGATCTCATTGCAGGACGCATGTACTCATATGTCTGATTCATCTTAGGTGCAATCCCAGCCTCTTCATGAAAGAAGTATTTAACCGGTCCCCCTACACCATTTGTTGGATCTTTTTCAAAGGACATACCTTGTATTGTTCCTTTAAGACCTACTTCATTTTTTCTATCTCCTTTTCTAACTTCAATCTTCTGTTGCCACATCATCACCTTACTAGGATTCATGGGACGGTACCAAGCAGTGTGCTCATTTAAGAATGCTGCATACTCATCTAAGAATTTCCAAGAACCTTTTTCATTGATGTAATCTTTGAGACTGGCACCAATCTTTAGTGTAACCCCTGCCTCAAACCATTGTTGACAAAGTAGCTTTGCCATATGATAATAGGAAGATGCAATCTGACGTTTCTTTAATACAGCAACATGTTTATAGTTAAGTTCAGCAAGCATTTCATAAAGAGCTAAGTGATACTGTGCATCCCTGATATCTGCAAATCCAAACTGTTGAATTTCTTTGTTAAAGATTGGTAAGAAGTTTAACCACATGTAATACTCACGCGCAAGATACCAACTCTTATCTCCACTCTTAATTAAAAGACCTTTTCTGCATTTAGCTTTCTGATCATCCCAGTAGTTTATAAAGTCTTTTGATCTAAATGGAGCCATGGTATAAACATTCTGCATCTTAAATCTTCTTGACTCTACAGTAAATAACTCTGCACTTACTTCATCAAATTGATATTCTCCTGGTTCTTTAAAAATACCAAACAAGTAAGCAGCAAAGTCTTCTCTTGTCTCAAAAGAGACAGTTGTCCAAGTACCATTATCCCATGTTGGGATATCTTCATATATCTCACTCATTATGAATCATATGCTAAACCTTGTCCTCCGCGCACCTTGCTAGATTGTTCTTCTTGTAAGTCTTTGTAGACTCCTTTGAATGAGGCTCTTATCTGGTCAAAATTCTTCGCGGCTGCTACAAGTGAATTAATATTTCCATCTCTTCCTGCAGTAATAGGTGTAGTTTCCATGTACTTTCCAAGTCTATCAAGCATTGAAGACATTCCTTTATATGCTCTGGATGTGGGAGTTTCATACATTCTTTCACAAAATCTTAGTGCTGCAAAAATTGTAGTATCTTCTGTTGAGAATTCTCCTTCAATCTCACGCATAATTATAGATTCTTTTTCAACCTCTGGTGTATGAAAGAAAGGATTCATATCTGGATTAGGGCATGTCATGTAAAACAAGTACTGATAGATCTTAAGATGATCTTCTGGATATTCATCCATCACATCTTTTAAAGCTTTCAGTGTATAACAATGTTCTGTAGGAATCACTGCTCTGTTCTGTACATCAAATAGTTTTATCAGCATTAGTGTTTAGATTTAATTTTATCTCTGTTATCATTAATATAATGAATAATTGCCAATACTTCATCAACAAGATAAGGTATTGCAATTGGTAAAACTTCTTTTACTAAGGGTTCTCCATTAAGATCCCGTTTTGTTATTGGGTATCCCCAGTTATCCTCACCTTCAACCTCAAATATTACATGATGAACAAATATTCTTCCTGGCTTAAGTTTTGGATTATGCTTCAGTATAATATACATATAAATACTTAACTGTAATGCATAATGATAAAAATGACAATCATCAAGATTATCTACTGGAGCCAACAATTTAGCTGACTTACCTTCCCAGTCTACCCATGATTCTTTTTTAATTTCTTTATTAGTCTTGTAGTCAATGATGTTTACTTTACCATTGACTACCTCAACTAAATCTGATTGGCCACAGATACCTACTGAACGCAGATAAACCATGTGTTCAGGATAAACTCCTGGTTCAAGCTTTTGAGATGGAGCATGTCTTATTCCATTATTTTCACCTGACGGTTTAAATACAGGAATTGTTATTCCTTCTCTCTCAATTGAAGCAAATGAACATATGTCATCTTCTCTTTGGTTATGATAGAATGTACCAAGAGTTGTAGATCTGTCAGCTTCATTTTTCCAAATCTGTTGTATTATAACGGGATCAATACCATGCCACTTTGACTTCTTATTTTTTGAAACTCTTTCAGCAACTTTCTTTGCATCAAAAGGTGTTTTAAAATGAGAGACAAGTGTTGTTACACTTACCCAATCAATGTTACTGTCTTCAAGACTTTTGTAACTGTGATCATGTGCGTTAAATACTATCATTTTTTTAATTGTTCTATAGCTAATACTGCTATGTTAAAGTTTTCTATGTCTTTTGATTTCAGCATTGTTATTAAATTCTTTGCTGTATCAGTATCAATCTTTTTCTTTTCTTCCATCCAGTTTACAAACCCAACTGAGTTTTCTACTGCAAAGGCATGTGAGATCATTTCAAAACCATCTATACCTGTGTACAAATGAATTTGTTTTCCTTGAGCTGCCATTCCATCCGTCATCAAGGCTTCCAAGTCCGCCCAGCTCATGCATTCTCAATTATACTGTCTGCTAATGTAACTGATGCTTCATCATTAGACATGAGCATCTTGCGTATGTTAGCTATTTCTTCTTGTGTAAACTTACCTTCCATTCCAAGAATTTTTAATCTTAAGAACTTATTTTGAAGTTCTAACTTATCCAGTCTTGATCTAATTGAGACAATAGGATCTATCCAAGGTTCAGAATATGCAGATCCATCATTAATTACTCCACCAAAGATACCATTGCTTGTACTAGTAATAGTATGAGTAGGACTTGTAGGAATCACTTTTGCAGGATCAGCTACATATATACCTTTTTGCACCATGTCTTTCCAATTGTCAAGCCATTGATCTGATGTGTTGTTTAAATCTATAGTCATAACATTAATCTTTAAGGTTATCTAATTTGTCTTCCTCTTCTTCAGACAATAAAGCTTTCCATTTAGGACCAAGTGGATGTGGGCATTCTGATGATAATGATCTGGTCTTAAATGATAATGAACATCCACATTCATTACAACAAGGAGCTGTACCAGGCATCACACATTCATTTCCTTTTAATTCACATGCATCACAAACTTCCATTCTATGTTTTGCAACATCTTCTACAAATTCATCACGTATGATTGCATTGGTTATACCCTCAAGAATCTTGTTCCGGTCTTTCCATATTTTTTTTAAGGTACTCTTCATTTCTTTTAGATTTAATGTTATCTCTTTTGATTTCCTGATCTGCTATTCTCTGCTCTAGTTTGATCAGTAGATCAAGTTTGTTTTCCACTGTTTTCTTGTTGTAATAAGCTCTGAAGGTTGAGGTATCATGATTACTTAAAGCCTTGGTATATTTTGGTATTGCCTTTCTGATTAATCTAGGCTTTGCTACAAACTGACCAAGACCATCCACATTTATTCTTGGATGTACTAAATTACTCATGCTTTCTCTTACTGCTTTATAGTAGAACTCAATAAAGTCTTCTACTAAAGGTTCCGGAACATCCAGTTCATCAGCAACCTGTCTGTAAAGTTTATTTGCCTTCTTGGGATTCATGTGCTAAGAACTTATAATCTAACAACACTGTACCTTCTGTTTGAATTTTTAGTTCCGGATTAAGCATAATCAATTTCTTGTTATCTGAATCTTTAACTACTAAACCATTCTTCTCAGATTTATTTATTGAATTTCTTACAGTTTGTGGAGACTTGAATATCCAATCCTCATCTGTAGAAGTATCAACACAAAAATGACTGAGCTCAATTGGTTGGTTAAAACTAAGCAATGTCAAACAGTTAAGATCAGAGTCACTCATTGCTATATGATTAACATAACAATGAGTTAAAATCTGAAATTTTACTACATCCCATTTTGGCATCTTTACACGTTTCTCAACTTGATTTACTAATGCCATGATGTTATCCCTTTTTTAATTTTCTTTCTTTTGGTTGCTCTTGACCTTCTGGTCTCTCCTGAGTTTCTTGCATCATCATTGCATACTGGATACCATACTGAGCACGTCTAAATCTTTCATGATCTATGTCTGCTAATAGTTTTTCATACTCATGTTGTGCTTTCAAATAAGGAAGAGACTCTGTGTAGAATGCTAACATTTCTTCTTTTCTTGCTGTTAGTTCTTCTGCTGATAATTGTTCTTCAGCTTCATTAATTTGTTGGTTATTCATCTTATTATATTTTAAAGTTTATACAAATATACAATTTTTGTTTAAACCTGTATAATTTAAAAAAGAAAATCCAGGCATAGAACATACCTGGATTACTATAGCTTAAGCAAACTTATCTATTCTTAACAGTAAAATTTAAAATTGTCAACATGTAAAACTCTCTTGATAGATCTACTTCAATAGTTAGTATATCAAAAAACCCAAGTCTAAGCCGTAAAGCAAACTTATCCCATTGTTTGTTCTTTACTTTCCAGTTGTTTCTAAATTTCATAGTCTATTCTTTTATTTCAAAATGCATCCAATCAAAATTATGCAATCTACCTAGTGAAAGGAACCCGTGTTTTTCAAAGATGTCAATCATTTGTTTGTACTCAGGTCTTGCAAACCTTGCTGTTTTACTTGTTTCTTTTAAAGTATTTCTAGCCGGATCTAAGTCTACTGCAATACCAAATGCATGCTTAGACCAATCTGACCCACCTCTCATTTTTCTAAAGTTAAAACAACCTCCATATAAATCAATACCTAGTTCTTGAATCTTTGGTAAACCATAGACTGCTAGAATCTCTTTAAAGACTGCTAAGAATTTATCTGCAACTAACTTATGACATCTCATTTTTGTTGTAGTCACCTTAGTATCCCATGCAATCTTCATAGGATAAGGTAGAGTAATTGTTGTAAGATATGTACCTCTATCATTAGGGGTTCCATATTTTTTAATTGCTGTACTAGTTGTTAACATTTTCTTCTGTGTTGGTTGGTTTGTCTTCTACTGTAAACTGTGATACTGTAGCCACTGCTGTTCCAATAGCCACTGCATATCCTGCTGCAGTAATCACAGCTGCTGGTAATGCAATAGGAGCTGCAATTATTGTACCAGCTACTGCTCCAACTACAATAGCAATACGTTGTACTTTCTTCCAAAAACTTGGTGTTTTAGAATTCCATCTTTCTTTTAAATCTTTCATGGTTATTTATTTAAAATTAATTCTTTAACTGCAAGGGATAGATCATTAACATTTTTAGCTAAGTTCTTCAGCTCTATCTGAGTTTGCTCTTGAATAGCCTGATACTTTAATCTTGACTCTTGTTCTACTAGTTCAATCTTTCCTTTTAATCTTCCTAGTTCTTCTGTAAGTCTTCTGTTGTTATCAGATGATTCATTAATAAAGTCTTTCACATCCTTGTGAACACTCTTTAAAAAGTAGCCAAAAATTC